CAATTTAGCAAATTTATCATCTCTGATAAGTCGTGGATTGTTTGGATTTACTTTTACCTCACTAATCTTTACACTCTTTGTTTTAATCATATTGCAAATGTATTTAATTTATCAAGTGATATGAATTTCTGTAACTCAAACCCTTGAGCCTTGAAGTTCATAGTTGTGCAATTTTCTATCAGATAGTCTTTAGATACTAACCAGCTATTCTGTTCGTCAACTATCTCAACTAGGTCAAATGTGTTACCATTCTCAATCAGGTAGTAGTTTATCCCATATGAGTTATTGGCTCTCATCAGATGCTTACCTCGTGACCTAACCAGCCTAAGAGTTCTTTTGACCTTATCAATCTGACCTATGGCTCTTTTCTTACCATCTACAAGTATCAATGATAGATTTATGATTGAATCTTTGTGAGAGGCAATTATTTTATTACCATTTGAATCTATTATGGTGTGGGTCTTGTTCATAGTATATTACTTTTGATAGTCACTAAACTTTTTAGCACCCATCTTTTTTATAAAGTGTTTGATATTGTTTCGATATAGTCCAATTCTATGGTTAGGATTAATGGCTGCTTGTTTATCGTCTTCTGCTATATCAACATAACCAAGTCTAATCATTTCATCATAGTCGGGAAATACATCAGAGTGCCTATCTACTTCTTTATTGATATACTGGTCTTGCTTACCACCAAATGAGTATATGACAATGAAGTTATCAGGCTTTTGTAATTGCTTCATCATTGTCACTTCTTTAGTGTAGGTATAGAATATTGACTCATTGCACTCAGTAGCTATATCAATCCAATCTTGAGCATATTGTTCATTAAAGAAGTCCCCAGCATCATGTATACGAATGTATTTAGATTTGTACTTAGGTTTCTTAATTTCATCAACCATCATTCTCTTCCACTCTTCACGATTGTTAAGTACGAGTTCTAACTTTTCAATGTGAGCCTTTCGAACATTACTAAATAGGTAAGTACCATTTTTAGCATAGCAAAAAGCAGCACAAGCACCAGCATTAGGGCAAGTATTAAACTTTGTACCATCTGTTAGTGTAACCCAATGTGCTGGTAATGTCCAACCAAATATGCCTGACTTTTTTAAATCACTATTCTGAGTTAGTAGATTCATAGTTGGTAGGTATCAATTCGTTTCTTAACCATATCAATGAACTTATCCATCATTGCTGAGTAATAGTTATTGAAGTCTTGGTAGCCTTCGGGGTTGCGTTCAAACAATACATAAAGACATGACCTCAGCCTTTGACTTGGTGTCTTAGAACCCATCTCTTCTGCATCTATCTTGATTGACTTGAGTAACTCTTCATCATTGTAATTGAATGATTCACCTTTGAATGCCATCACACCTACACCTGATGTCCATTGATTGAATAACTCTGCTGCCTTCGCTGGAGATAGTTCTTGTGTACCTATAACTACCTTTAGAGTCTTATCTCTTCTTGTAGCTACTGATTCAATTGCACAAGGTATAAGTAGTAGGTTGCTATCCATAGAATTGAATATAATGATTTAATGAACCAGTAGATGAATAGCCATAATTTTCATTATCTTCTTGACCCATCTCATAAGCACCCATCACTTCCATCTTATGCTGAGACTTGAGTTCATCGTAGTTGCTATTGAGCCATAAGATGAAATCATCTATATTAAGTTCGTTTTGTTTTTCAAAAATTAGTTCAATGCTTGATTGTTCAGCAGCCATAATGTTCAGATTTAGTTGGTTTACTTGATTTGTATTCATTACTAACCTTATCAAGGTATTCTTTGACCATTGCTTTGATTAGTGCCTTGTGTGATGTTGGTATGCGAAATGTGATACTAATTGTACGTTCACCATATTTGAATGGGTGACCAGCACCTATTCTTTTGCCACCTCTATTTTCTTTCTTTATTTGTTCCATAGCCTACAAATATAGGTAAGATTTGATTATGTTTTACAATTTTTGTTTGTGCAATGTATCTTTCCATGATACACTTTTGCAAATTCGCACTTACCACCTCTTATCTCATAGTAGTTGAACTCACAAGGTAATTGCTCAGAAAGGTGTATGGTCGGTTTCTTTATCCCAGTCTTTGTCTGCATAATGTCTTAGGTCTTTAGGTTGAGGTAAAAATGTACTACCAATCTCGTGAGTGGTAACATCTGTAAAGTTGGTCATATTTGGTGAATGTCTGAACTCAACTACACCCGTTGCACCTTGACGATGTTTCTCAAATAGATAGAAGATGTGATTGGTGTATGGGTTACCATCATCATCATTCAATCCATAGTATGATGGTCTCCAAACAAAGGCTACACTATCAGCATCTTGCTCTAATGACCCTGATTCTCTCAAGTCAGATAATATTGGTTTTTTATCTGCTCTTTTTTCTACCTCCCTACTCAATTGTGCTAATGCTATAATTGGTATTCCAAGTTCTTTCTGTGCTGCTTTTAATGTTCTACTTATCTCAGCTACCTCTGCTTCACGATTACCTCCTTTAAAGCCTTCTATGGTCATCAATTGAAGATAGTCAATAATTGCCCACTTGCATCTTCCTTTACGATGCTCTCTCTTCATTACCCTTATTGCCTCGTGGACTCCACACCTTGCTTTGTCATAGATTAGAAATGGTGCTTTCTCAATGCTGCCAATGGTCTTTTCAAATGAGTGCAGTTCAGATTGACTAAGATTGCCGTCTCTGAGTCTTGAAGAATGTATTGAGTCACCAGCCTCTTGTAGTATTAACCTTTGACATAGTTGGCTCTTATTCATCTCAAGATTAAAATAGATTCCAGCCTCACCACTTTTCATTCCGTGAAATAGTGCAAGTGCAGTCTTACCCATTGATGGTCTACCAGCAATAATTATGAATTCGGGATGGAATCCACCAGTAAACTTATTAAGTGACTTTAACCCAGTCTCAAGTCCAGTAGTCTTACCAGATAATGTTAGTGCTGCTCTTCTGTAATATGATTCACGTTCTTCATTAGTCAATTGTGAAAGGTCAATAATATTATCAGAGTTAGAACCAGTATCAAGTAAATCAGTTAATGATTTGATGATTGATGTAGCAGTTGTGAAACCATCAGTATTAACAAGACCTAATGACTGCTCAGTTACAATTGATGCTATTGACCTCTTGATGTGATTATCTTTAAGTATGGCAATGTATTCGTTAACTGGTTCATTATAGGTCAAGTTGTTTGACCAAGTAACTATTTCAGATATTTCTTTAGGTGTGAACTTATCAATGTCCTTAGCAGTCATAAAGAAATTGACTATGTTAGGAGTAAGTCCTTTGTCAATCGTTTTCTTGATTACTACATAACACCTTGAGGTAAGCACCTCATTGAAGAGATGCTCACCAAGTTGTGGTATTAGTTCCTGATGTGTCTCACCAGTCATCAGAATACCTATGAGTGCTTGTTGTGGGTTAGTCATCATTGTCTTACGTATGAATTTAATTCCTTAGCAGCATAATTTATATGCTTTGATGTTGTCATAGACCAGTAGCCTAATTTAACAACACCATCGTCTGTTATCTTAGCTACTTTAGTTTTGTATGAATAAATGAATTCATAATCGTGACATAGATTCTGTTGGTACTTTGCGAATTTTCTCATAGTGTTTGTTTTTTTAGTGATTTAATTATAGGCAAATATGCAATTATATTTTGATTACGCAATACATTTATGAATTATTTTTTTAATCGGTGCAGAATCCACCTTGACACCCAGCACCTCCACCATAATTAAAATCAAGTTGCAACCCTAACTTAGATATGTTTTTGTAACTCATTCCATTTTTCCAAGTGCTTTTATATTTAGCTTCTTGGTCAATGAACCATTGCATTTTTTGTTGGTTGTCTTCATAGTTTTTTCTTAGTTGTTCCTTAGATTTGTGGAAACACCCTACACAATTACTATCACTTGGAAATTCAAGACTGGTTGAGTTTGCCCATAATTTAACTGGTAAGTGTGTTATCTTATTTTCAATTAGTGGAAAATATCCTTGCCTCCATTCAATCTCTTTCCATTTATTCCTTCCGTTGCTTGATTTACCTACTATTCCTTTAAATGTGTTAGTTAGTCTTTCGGCTCTTTCCATTTCATCCCATCGGTAACCAATACCCATTTTAATCTTTTCATTAATATTTTTATACCACCAATCCCAAATAGGTCTCATTTTCATTTCTGATGTACAGAACCTTGTCAATGAATTAGGCAATATTTTTTTTTTATTTATTATTGAATCAAACGTGTTACCACTTACCCATATGATTTCTTGACCTATTAACTGCTCAAGTTCTAAAATGACAACAAGTGTCTTATCATCTTCTGCAGTAGCAATAAATTCTTTGCCAATCTTATCTGAGATAATTTTAATAAGACCTTTGTCATTAGGTGAACATCTAACATTTTCGATAGTGACTAAAGAAAATATATTATAATCTGCTGGGTAATGGTAAGCCATATATGATGATGTTTTACCGCCTGATAGTGAGTTTATAGTTTTCATAATTTTAGATTACATCGTCACCTACATATTTCTGACCTTGAGATGAACGATTGAATACTGGTTGTGGTTGTTTGACAAAGTTGTTATTAGGTTGTTTCTCTCTTTGTTTCCAAGATGATAACCTTCTATGTGTATCCCAAGCCTTCTCATTAGTCAATCTCATCTTACCATTGGCTAATGGCTCAGACCAATAAGAGTAGAAAGCATTACAAGTATCTTTGCCAAACTTATCTATTAGTGGTTTCATTTGGTTGATTAGGTCTTGATGATTATAATACTTGAATGATGTTGCTTTAGCACTAATAACTTTATCCTTATCTATATCTTCATCCTTATCTTTATCCTTATCCTTATAGGCTTGGCTTTCGCTTTCATTTCGCTTAACTTTCGCTTCTGATTCGCTTATTGTTTGCTTTGATTTTGGTTTACTTCCATTGATATAGTTAGTATTACCTTTCTCCAATACTGGTCTTATGAGTCTCCATATAGTTAATGATAGACCACTTAATGATGGTTCAACAAAGTCTAATGAGTATTCAAAGATGGCATTGTATAACTCAGCCTGATTCTCTTTAGGTAGTTCTTTTATTGATTCAAACATTGAACGATAAAAGATGCAAGTATTACGAGAGTCCATGTTCATTTTCTAATTTTTTTACCCATTCATTAATGTCTTGCAAATCATTAAATTCATCTAATGATTCTTCTATCTCTTCACCAGTATGATGGTTTGTCCACAATACATAAACTTCCTCTCTTTTCAAATCACAATTAATAGGAAGATAAAGAGTAAAGTCATAATCTTCCAGCCATAAATAGGTATATCCACTATTTTGGTTTACATCCAATTCACCATAGCAATGGATATCCATTTCTAAATCCTTTGCCATTAAGATTAGGAAAGTTGCCTTTTGAACTTCCCACTTAGTCATTTTTTCAAGATTTGTTGTCATAATATTTAGAATTAAAAAGCCCTATGAAGACTGCGGTAGTAGCGACCTTGAATTAATCTCGGTCTCGCAGTCACCATAGGGCGACAATTTTTTTTAATCCATTCAGGCTACTACCTCTGAATGATGCAAATATAAAATTTTATTTTTGATTCAAATAGCTTTCAATAACTTTTATTGTTTCGTCTACACCAGTTGAAAATAAAGCAGCATAACCAACTTCATTTAATGCTTTAAGTACCTCTGCTTGTCTTTCTAAATGGTCACCTGATTTCAATGTACCATCTTTCTTAAATGGGTTAGCCTTGTCATTTTTAATCTCAACGAATAGACCAGCAAAGTTACCTTTAGGAAGTGCAATGAACAAATCAGGATAACCTTTGATTGGATTCTGTGCCTTATGCTTATTTGCCATATATGGACTCAAGTACATACCAGCAGCAAAGTCAAATCTGAATATCAACTTAGGATATTTGATTGATAGATACCTTGCTATGACCTTGTATATCTCTGCTTCGTGATTCATTTAAAAAGATTTTGTAGTTATGTATAAGTTGACTTCTTGAATTGTTTGCAAGGTAAAGATAGTAGTTCAATTCGTATACTGGTTGCCATTCAAATCTGTATGACTTAGGGTAGAGCCTTTCTATTTCTTTCTCACTATAAATCACTTCAATCTTAGGTGCTTGGTCTTTGATGTCAACACCAGTCATTAGTGACATTCTTTTCTGAATCAATAGAGTTAACTTATTGTGGTTAATGTCAAGGTAGTTTGCTATTTCATTTGAACGCAATTCACCACCACATAAGAACCATCTATTGACCGCTATTGAATACCTTTCATCAATCTCTTTGAACTTATTAGACTTGTTGGTCAAGTATTCAATGTGTTCGATTATATCAGCCTTCATTGGTCACCTTGTTAAATGTCTCATTATAATAATTCAATGAACTACGATTATACCATTTACCAATTGAACTTTGTTGGTCAGTTCTACCATTACGATATGCTTCTATAATCTGATTCTTTTCAATATCAATGTAAAGGTTTTCTATTATATCAATCACTTCAGGACATTTCTGCATTAGTGGTTCGTGAGTCTTTAATAGGTCAACCAATTTCATCATTGATGTTTTCTTATCGTTAAAGTTCATAGGTCAAGATTTATAAGATGAATTAAAATTTGATTTGAGTTCGTTAATGTTGATGTCAAGGTAACCAGTAATAAGTTTGTAGGCATCTGCTATCTCGTGGTCATTGTGACGATATACTAAGATTGAATCTGATGTGCTACCACTTCTTTTACTTCTTGCAGTCACTCCAATGTAGTAGAAGTTCTTAGGGTCAATTCCAGCAATCAATGAATACCATACTGCTTGAATGTGATTGTAATGCTTGACCATATCTGAACCAAATACGTCTAAGGTCTTTGCTGATGTAGTTTTGATATCAGCTATCACATTAAGTTGCTTATTGTAGATGTCAAACATTGCTTTACCTTGAATAGTATGTCTACCAATTTGAACTTCCTTAATCAATGGGTGTTCATTTATTGCACCGTTCATTATCCTTTTAGCTACTGGATGGTTACCTATTGCCTTGTGTACGTTAAATGCTTCAAGGTTCATCTGTTCAGGTTTTAAATCAAGTAACTGATGGTGTAGGCTAACACCTAACTCTAAGGCTACCTTTGCATATGATATATCACCAGTATAGTGTTTTTTGATTCGTGAGCAAGATAGTGCTGGGTAGTATACGAATTGGTCACGAGTCATAATTCAACCCAATTAGTAGTTACCTCTGACTTGCTTATCTTATAAAGACCAGTAGCCTTCAAGAAATTGATACACATCTCATCAGTTAATTCAAAATTGTTACTTGATGGTGCTTGTGTTGGTTTATAAACTGGCAATGGATGATGTACTGCATAGACTGGCTTTTGCTCTTTATCTTTATTCTCATTAGCCTCTTTATCTACATTCAATTTGTTAATAGCATTGACATAGTTGTTGTATGCCTTTCTGCTGAACCTTGAATTGTATGATGATATACCGCTATAATGGTCACCTGAAAATCCAGCAAGTTTACTTAGTTCTACTTTGTTAAGATTGTGAATCAATCTATATTTTTCAAAGAGTTCAATCACTTGATAATGGTCTTTGCCTTTAGTAAATGAATACAATGCATTACCTCTTCTTAATTTCTTTTCTTCAATAGTTAGTTGTGTGTTCATTGGTTTTTGATTTAAGAGATTTATAGTTGAAAGATTTAATTTTTTTGTGCCTGATATTACTACTTCATTTAGTCTCATAACTCAACGTATTACTTGGGTCTTATGGTCGTAAATTTCAATACCATCAATCTTAACCACTCCGCATTTCTCCATAGCTTTAGCAAGTGGTGTTAGCAGTTCTTGGTAGTCTAAACATTCAGCAGCGAATAGTACATTAAGCACCATTGACCAATTCACCTCACCACAGATTCTTGCCTTTTTAGTTACTCTAATGTTCTTAGGCTGCTCAGTATTGATTGATATTGCTTGGTCAACAAAGTAACCAGCCAATGTATTAAAGACATCAATAGGTGCATCTTCTAATGATTTCTCAGATTCAATCTTTAACTTTTCATTTGCCTCACGTTGCACTCTTTCTAACTCTTCATTGTAGGCTAACATCATAGTCTTAGCAGATTCAATGTAATTCTTGAGTGATTCAGTTGCTTCTTTCTCCACATCCATTATCTGCTTTTTGTATGCATCAATAGGAGTAGTTACGTATTTACGCATTGATTCAATCGATTTAACGACTTCATTTGCCAATTTGATAGTATGCTCAGTAATGTCATAAGATAGTTTATCCTCAACCTTATTTGGGGCATCTTTGATTAGTTGTTGAGTCTTGAGAGTATTTGAATGGTTGATGACTTCATAGAGTGAATCAACCTTGAGTATTAATTCTGCTTTCATAGTAAAGGGTTTTTAAAGGGGGTAGTGTTTACCCCCTTATTAATTAATTAGAAAGGTAATTTTGTTGGGTCTTCTTGGTCACCTTGCATCCAATCAAAATCACTTGGGTTAACTGGCTTTTCAATTGTGAATGTGGGTAGTGCTTCAATCTTTGGATATTTCGCACTCATCTCTGCATTCATATAAGCAATGAACTCATCACTCAACTTAATCTTATCTTGAACGAATTCAGGTAGACTTCTAAATACAACCATATCGGGTTGCTGAGTAGAGAATACTAATGGTGGGTTAACTGCTGGAGGACATACCATACCTTTAGGAACTGGTGTAATAGTTTGAATGTTTGCAAAGGTCTTATCTCCACTTTGCTTGTGGATTATATTAACCATACACTCACGACCAATTAAACTAAATACATTGTATTTCTTAGCCTCATCTTCAGTCAATGTCTTACCCTCAATAGAGTGAACATCTTTTCTTAGAGTGCTTTTCTCGTGCATTGATAAGGTGTACATATTACGTGCGTAGAATGGTTGCTCACCTTTCTGTGGGTCAAAGACTGCAGTTTCTAATGGTAGTTCAAATAATACTTGAACCTTTCTTTTCTTACCACCAAATTGACCAGTTTGCTCTGTTGTTCCTAAGTCAATGATTTGATAGATTCTTGCAAGATGCATACCTACTGGTGCTATCTTGTTAGTGTAATTGGATTCGCCTCCAATTGGAGCATTTAAAGTTGGTAACATAACTGATTTGGATTTATTGATTAAAAATTAAAGTGATTTAAACATGATGTGTGCAGCATCTTCTAACTTAGCCATTGCTTTGTCGAATGCTTCAACGTATTCATCTGTAGATACCGCAACATAGTCACGATAAATAATAGGTACATTGTGATACTCTTCTTTGTGGAATTGACGAGCCATTACGGCACAATTAGAATCGCATCGGGTAAAGATTCCGCTATAGCATCCATCAGTTACGATTGAAACCATTGAGCCGTTGAGATGGTCATAGTGAAAATAGGTGTTACCATCTGCAAGTTTGAATAAGGTTGATGTGTTCATATTACACGAATTTAGATTGATTGATTAGAAAATTAGTGGATTAAAAAAAAGGAATGTATTGTACCATATAGTCACCTTCCCAAATTACGATGGATGGATTTTCAGACTCTATGTATTCAGATTTCTTGGTGGTAAGGTAGGTGTCAGCCCACATTTTAGCATCTCTTAAAAGTTGATGTGAAGAGATTGACTCAGATGTTGTGTTGGTCTCAATTGAGATTTGAAATTGATTGTTCATAGTGATTAAATTTAGTGAGTGAGTAAAAGAAAATATAGGGAGGACTGAGCCTCCCTTAGTTGGTTAGTTAATTAAAATAATGGTATGTCACAAATTTCTCTAAATGATTTTGTTTCTCCATCTTCATCGTCAATCCACCCATCTTTTAATTTGTCTTTTTTTCCAAGCCTTTTAAATGCATCTTGAAAATCCTTTGCTTTAATTGTAAAGCATCCAATACCAAATTCGTTTGGTGTCCAAATTGTAAATTTTTGTAAAGTTGTCATAATGTTTGATTTAGTGAATTAGTAAATGTTTGTGATTGATTGATATGGCAAAGATAAAACCTTTTTTTGAATCTGCAATACCTCTATCAAAATAAACATAATTATTTTTAGTCACATTACGCAACTGATTGATTTTGTGATAGTTATTTTTACAATTATTTTATTTGACTGCAGATACCAATACCTAATAATACACCTACACCAACTTTAAATGCAGTTGATTCATACCACTTGGGTTCTTTCTTAACGTAAATATTAGATAGGTTGCTGATTGACATAGTAGGATTATCAATGTGTAATCTAACTACACTATCTGATTTTCTCAACAAACGATTAATAAGACCATCTCTTAACGTATCTCCAACAGAATAAGTCAAAGTACCACTTGATACAATTGAGTCGATTACAAGCACTCCTAATGAGTCTATCTTACCATCAATAGAATACCAATCATTATAATCTGAGAACTCAACTGGTAACTTAATGTACTTACTTGAATCAATTGTGATAGGTTCAGCAAGTTGAATCTTAGTTTCTACCTTAGTCTTATATTGAATCTTAACAACTTCTTTAGGATTTCGAATGGCAAGTAGTTTAATTGCCATATTCCTTGAATCAATCTCACTCTGATAGTTTATAGCTTGGCTAATCAATTTACTTGAATCTTCTAAGTGCTGCACCTTATAATTCTGTACCTCTTCTTTCATCTTACGATAGTCAATAGTTAACTGACCATTCTTACCACAAGTATGAATAAATATAAGTATCATAACAAATGCAGCAACCATCATTAGCACCTTATCAAGTGAATCAAACTTACTTTGTTGCATAACCACCAATTAACTTAATGAACTTTTCCCACTTCAATTCAAAACAAGACTTATCTCTTAGGTTGCTTCTAAGAACATTCTTAGCTACATAAATTGGCATTTCACGTTCAGTCACATAATGCTTTACCACATTAAGCAGTCTCTCATCTGCTTCTTCTTCGTCCATTGGTAAGGTGCATTCTCTCATAACTGCCGTGTTGCTTTCTTAACCAGTAAATGTATTGATTCATCTAATCTCTTCATTGAATCATCAACCATCTTGAGTAGTTCGTTTTGTTCTACATCTTCCATCTTACCCTCTTTGTCAAGTAACAACTTAACCACACCAGCAACTGATGTCAATGGTTGCCTTAGTTCGTGAGATAACATAAATCTGAACTCTTCAAGTAACTGCTTTTGTTTCTCGTGTTCGTGAGATGTTATACTGGTGACATCGGTAATTTGAAAACCTACAAAATGTAAACTACCAAGTATTGCATAGCAATTCCAAAGCACCCATCTTAAACCACTATTTTTCTGCTTAGTTCGTGCGTAGATTCTTACTGGGTTAGGTGTAATCTCAATGGCTCTCTTAACCGATTGAACATAATCATCTAACTCAGTATCATCTGTTATGATATCACTTACCTTCTTAGGTTTGATGTGTGAACTATACTCTTTGAAAAGGTCATTAGAACTAACTATCTTACCTTCATAGTCAGATACGACATACAACAAGTCAATAGAATTGGCTAAGATGTATATTGCTGACATTGACTAACTACGTACTATCTTGTTAATCTTACGAATCATATCTAACCAATAAAATGTAGAACGATATAGCCATATTGAGGTAGCCAATAGCATCAACATCATTACAATTGAGTTTGATAAATCACTATATAAGTAGTCTTGAGCCATCTTATTTTCACATTTTTGTATCGAATAAGGTGTAAGTTCAAACTTTTTTCCCTTAATTAACCACTTAGCATCACAAGGTTGTATGGTATCTGATGCACGAAATGGTATTACTGGTATTGGCTCAACTTCTACCTCAACATTTGGCTCAAATTTAGTCAATAATTCATCAACATATAGTGTCTCACCCCATTGATTTTTGTAAATGTACATTGAGGTGTCACCCATATAGTGATTTACAAACATAAATGGTTCAGGTTGTTTTATTTCCTTACGATTTATAGTGTATGTTGTATCATAAGTGACCTTATAGTTAGACTGGATGGTATCCTTAACTGCTTCAAACATCAGTACCCCCTTTCTCAGATGGTTTCCACACCCATTTCAAGGTAACTACTGCACCAATGATGTATGCAAATGACTCTTTATCTATCTTCTTAGAGAAAAATAGCCAAAATCCAACTACAGATATGAGTGAGCCAATTGTTAGATGCCAATACACCATAATCAAGTCAGCTATCTGTTTAAATTTCTTCGGTTCAATAGCCATACAAACTATACGACCTTTGTGAAATATAGTTCTCCTTCTTTTTGTCTTCTTTTAACCAAACCTTGCACTACTTTTCCACCAGCCTTGTTCCATTTAGCAAACTCTGCTGGTATCTTAGGGTCATTTGGATTGCTTAGTACCATCTTGAGTAGTGTAGACTTGGAAAGGTTACCTAAACCCACGTTAAAGGCAAAGCACACCAAAGCATCAAATTGGTATTGGGTCAACTTGACTGACTTGGTGTACTTGCTAACATAGATATCGTAGTCAACTAAGGTATTAATCAGTAATATTTCAGCCTCTTCTTTATCACGTAGCACATCGCCCATCTTGACATTAGATTTGTCGGGATAGAAACAACTTCCAAAACCAATTGTAGCAACACCAGCACTACACTTGTAGGCATTGAGCCTAAGACCTTCAAAGTCTTTCAAAAGTTGTATACCACGTTTGCTAATGTTCATCGCTTATAAATAGCAGTAAAATATAGCACTCCATCTGTTGGTATAGCACCAGTTCCAGCACTATTAATAGTTATAATTGCTTTTAAATTATCTTCAATAATGCTTGAAGAAAATGTACTTGTCAATGTTTCATTAAATGATAAGTTAAAACTATACCAATCCAAACTAAAATTATTAACCTTTTCAGGAAAGTCAATATCAAACTCCCCTGTTTGGTCAGCACCTACACCAGTTGCTTCAAGACTGAATTCTATATTGCATCCATAATGAACAATTTCTCCAATCCTTAAATATGAACCTTCATTGATACCTAAAGAATCAAATCCAGTTGGAGTTGTTTCAGTAGATTGAAACACATCACTTGAAACATCTAATGCTGATTTCAAGTTTGCCAAAGTTATCTTTTTAGAAGAGCCTTCAGGACTTTCAGTTGTATCACTTACATCGACAATGTAAAGCAAGTCATCACTTGCCGCCGTAGCAAGTGGGGTTAGGTCGGTAATTTTTATTCCAGCCATGATATTAGTTGTTTAAAATGTAGTTAACTGCTTTGGTTGAATCAGTAAAGGTAAGTCCATTGATTGAACTATCATTTACATTGATTAAGAATACTCCAATGTTAGTACCTAAGTGAAATGATAAATCATCAACCACTTCGCATAGTTCTACATTGGATGCAATCGCACCGCTTACCGATGTGTTAAAGGTTACATAGCCACCTTGAATAGTTATATCTATCATATTTTTTCTATAAAAAACATTGAACCAAAATTGACATCTGCTGCATTACTATTTTGAAGAGCAAAAACAATATATCTGTTTGCCGTCCAATCAATGGCATTAGCAACCATACCATTTGTATTTCCATAGTCAGATGCAAAACCAGTAAATGCAGAAAATAATGTTTCTGTATTTGTAGTCGCATTCTTAATTACCCAATGCCTAAACATTTGATTCAATAAGTTTGCTGCCGTACTTGTTGCCCATGCACTTACCAATATTGGAGTACCAGTTAAGTCAGCAGTTGCATTAACATACATTCTTAAAGTTTGATTTCCTAATACACCAGTTTTTCTTGTACGGAAATTAAGTCTAATGATGTCACCAACTGCAAAGGTATTAGCTGCTATCAATTGAGTAAATACAACCGTGTTAGTTGTATTGCTGAAACTTGCTGAATCAGTAGTTGACTTGTATATAGTAGGAACTGGAATGCTTATATTTCCTGCACCAAGTATCGAAGTCGAGTTGATGGTCTTGATGTTTGTACCACTTGTTAAGGTATCTTGCTTGCCGTTGAATGTACTCCAATCCGTTGTGCTTAATGCTCCTCTGTTGGCAGCACTTGCCGTTGGTAGGTTGAAGGTGTGGGTTGAGCCTGCCGATGAAATAGCAAAGTCAGTTCCACTTGTTCCAACTGCAAGGAGTTGCACTTGGGCAGTGAGTCCATTGAGCGCAGTCAAGCCAGTTGAGAAAGTTGTAATGACTTGGCTTAAGTGATTGTCCTCTGTGTGCATTGTTATTGTGCGCCCACTATGTATCACATAAAATCGAACAGCAAGTCTGTCAGTTGCAGCAAGAGTTGTTTGTGGTACTGCTAATGCAGTCAGATATAAATCAATCGTAGTACCTCCTGTAATGTTTTCTGGATTAGTGGAATTGGATGCAATCAATGTCAATGTTGCGCCATCCCACTTATAAAGCTCAATGTAGAATCTTGGACTTCCACCGTTGCTTGATGCGCTGAAGTAAGTTTCAAAGTTCCAATTTCCCGCAGGAATTGCCAATTGATTTGGGTCGTTTGCATCAGTTATGAATGACTGAATATAGCCATCTGCATTGATAGTGAAATCTGTTCCACCTCCAATGATTGGCACTTTGTTAATCTCACGCATTGCGACACCTCCGAAAGTACCTTGACTTACTGAGCCGTTGAGGTAGTAGCTAACTGATGCACCGCCTCCGCTTGATGTCGGAAAGTTTGCAAGTTGACCATCACCTCTGATGTATTGAGTTGACACACCATTAGCAGCAACAGCCAATGTACCACTTGTAGTTATTGGATTGCCAGTAACAGAGAATGCAGATGGCATTGTTAAGTCTACTGATGTAACTGAACCAGTTGGTATTGTTGGAAAAGCTACTGGTGAACCAGTCCCATCAAGGTAGTCGGTACTTAACCCCGTTGGTACATTAAACTTACCATCAAATGTATTCCAATCTGTAGAACTTAAATAACCATCTGTAGTACCATCTGCTTGACTTATGCTTATATCGGGTGTTGCACCACTACTTGATGATAATGGTGCAGTAGCAGTAACATCTGTTACACCTCCAACTGATTGAAGATTCCATACTGCTGCACCAATTGTATCATCTGAGCAAATATATAAATCACCATTATCTAATGTCCACCTTGAACCAACTACAAAACCTTTTGTTGAATCATCTGTAACTAATGGAGTGATAGTAAAGTTATGGGTGACCTCACGGATAGTAAAGCCGTTTTGCTCCATATAGTATAATCGACCAGCCTCCCATTTCAATTCATAGGCATTGGAGCATATCATAGCTACACCCTTTGCTCCACCTAAACCAGCATCTGTAGTACCTTCTTTTACCTTTGCTCCATTATTAAATATAGCACCTACTCCTGAACCGAATGATATATCATTGGTAGTTGTATTACCAACATCAGTTACATCTTGTAATGATGGAGTAAGACCACCACCTGATGCATCAATAGTGATTCCTCCTACACCATCGTCAGTAATGGTAATGTTAGTACCCTCTTTTAGATTTAAAATTGATTGTGAGCCGTTATTAACACCATCTGTTTGTAAAACGATTGAACCACCACCACCAACTGCTACTAATGGGTCAGCAGTTGTACCATTACCAGTTATTGTTACACCATCTACTGCTACCTCTGTTAGACATGGTGTGCATGGTTCAAAATCGGGTAGTGGAATGTCACCAGTTGCACATATATCATAACATCCATCTTCAGATGTACTTACTACTACAACATCTACATCAATAGCAACACACGCCCACTCATAGTTAGCAGTTAATGACTTAATCTCATTGACATAACCATTAGGTATTACCTCGTACTGAATGACTGCTAATGCACTTTTGAAATCAGGGTCAGTACCACTTATCAATCTGTAGATTCGTGATGCTATCCAATCTTGAGAGTCTTCACTATCACAAGGTAGATGTGACTTTCTTACTACTGCATAAGCCGTTAATGGAAATGTTGTTTGATATAATGTTTTGCATCCACTAACCTTGAATGATTCAGTCTTAACAACTGATACCTTACCACGTTTTGCCCAAAAGAGAGTTCCTTGTTTAGCATCAAAATTAGTTACTACTTCAGCCTGACCATTACCTATATAATGTACCCATGCTTTCTCATTACCATTTGCATTAAGTTCACAAAGTGGGTATAGTTGGTCAAAGATATTAGCTACCTCAACCCTTTGGTTCAATCTCTCTATTATGCTCTTTAGTAGGTTCATTTTAACATTTCATTTATTGCATCAACTATATATTGACCATGTTTTAATAAGAACTCTTCTTCTTCCACATCGGTAGGTTGAAAGATTACTCCATAACCACTTGAATATCTATTACCAAATTCTAACCCCTCTACTTTCAATACCTCAGAATCAGGTAAGGTAATATCAATGATTAACCCATCATTCACCATTTCAGAGTTAAGAAAACCACCAGCTAACTTACCAGTTAATTGTAGTGGTAACTTAGCAGATGTCTTAGTCTTTAATTCAGCATAACCACCTTGAAAATAAAGTGATTTAATTGGTTTGCCTTTCTTAGTTTTACCTTTTGAATCAATAGTTTTTTTACCAAACTTAAATGATGCTGGTGCATTTCTTACTGAGTTAGGGTCAACATAGATAGGTGTAGTTGAATATGGAAATGTTGGTAATGAATCCATATTAGTATTATATCCACCTTTATTACCAGTTCCAAAAATTCTCTTATACATTACCCTCTTTAGATTAGTACCAGCACGATAGAGTGGTTTAAATTCCCTTAACCACTCTTTATTAAGAGCATCCAATCTAATGTTCATTTCTTTTATAGTAGGCATTATGGGAGAGCCGTTACGTACTTGTAATTTTTATTGCAATCAAAGCAATGTCTATCATCGGGTAAGCGCATATTAGTTAGCATTGCACTTAACTCTTCATTGTATCTTGTTGCTGCTATATCCCTTGCTGCTACAATACCCTCTGTTGCATCAGCAGTTGCAAAGACCTTGTTACCCTTGTTAACTGATACCGCCGTATTTACTCTCTGATTAGGTGAGATAGTCAATGCATAATTGAATATTTCTACTGCTGTTGCATATGCTAAAGGCATAGCCATTAACCCACCAATAGAACACAACCAACTATCTCTATCGCAATTAACATTATAAACAAATGACATTCCTTGAGTATACTTCTTAGATGTTGATGATAGTACATTGAATCCATCAGTAGTTAATTCGATTCCAATAGCATCTACAAATGGGCAGATATGAGCCTCTTTAAGTCTACCACCACAATCTGTACAAGCACCTTTCTTAGTAATCATTTTGGTAGTATCGTACAATGACTCATAAACAAAAGCCAAATCTAACTTTCTTCTTTTAGCCTTGAATGTTTTACCAATAAACTCTTCTACTGCTTCACTTTGATAATCAAATGAATCAATTAATTTCAAGGTTGACATATCGAACACCAATATCTCTACTGGTGTATTCATCGTGTAAATGTCAATCTGTAACTGACTGAGATAGAAATTTAAGAATGATGTATTGTTTGGGTCAATCTTAACACGAATACCAGCATATCTACCAGCACCAAGTGCAAGGTCAACATTGGATGCATTGGTCAAAACTTGTCCTATTCTCTTATTCTCAATGATAGTATCTGCTTTCATTGTTGCTTGAAGACGAGTCAAGATATCACTTGATAATTTCCTCCAAGCAAAGGCTCTCTTACCCTCAAACAATTCTACACCACTTACATATTGGTCTGTGATTAATTGACCAAGTAATGTAGTATTAATGCCCAAATCATCAATGTATAAACCAGTAGTAGGCTCTGATAATGAGCAGCCTTTCAAACCTAATAGTTTTTCAAAGCACATATTTTAGTTTTTTCAAAGTTATAAAAAAGGGTGGGCATTTAAACACCCACCCCTCAATTTATTGTGATAGTAAATTGTCACCATTCTGACCCAGCAATTCATCTAAGTTTTCACTCAGTAGAAATTGTGGGCTATCTATGGGTTTACAATAGAAACACAATTCACATAGTTCACACCAGCAAATTTGTCTCCAGCCTCATAGATGTCAGTTGGTAATGTTACAACTTTACCAGTAGCAGTTACGATAACTGATAGGTTACCGCAATCATCCTTAAGAGTCAAGTCAACTGGTACACCAGCAGGAGTGAATGCAATTGTACGAGTATAACCCATACCTACACTTGGTGTAAAGTTTGAGTTCCACTCAGCAAGGTTATAAGATAACCATTGGATAGCACCAGCAGTAGTTACCAATGCAGATGTTTGGTTACCTTGAGCAGCAGCTAAACGAGCATCATAAGCAAAGCCAAAACCATTTTGTTGGCTAATTGCTAAGATATCAATACCACTCTGTGAGCAGCAACCAGCCTTAACTGCATTAGCGTAGCGTTGCATAGCAGCACCACCGAAAGCAATTGGTGAAGATGGATAGTTAGCCATTGTAGCTGCTTGTTGAATGTCAGCTAAAGCAAATGGATTTAATGCACCAGTAGAATCAAGTGTTGCAATTTCGATGCAGTCACCATCCATTGTGTAGAAACCAGTTACATCAGTACCCCATGTACCAATAGCAGCAACCGCTTGTGTAGCAGCAGCAGTAGCAACTTTTCTATCAATTACGTCCATAAGGCGCATAACTGATTCTAAGAAGTACACACTATTATCTTGACAATGACGTGCAATGTCTGCTCCTGAGATTAACTGAGATGCTTGGTAAGTATCTGTAGTCTCTAAGGTGTAAGTTGTTGTAGTGTCACCATATACATTAGTAGCAGTACAATTCATAATCTCTGCACCCTCTTCTACTTCTGTTTCAGGTAAGCGTTGAATCCAACGTGCTTCAACTGTTCTTAATTTACCGCCACCAGTTGAAACTTGTTGACGAATTAGTTTTACGTTTTCAGGAGAATTAAGATACTCAAGAAAAGGTAATGATTCACGTTGACCAACCTCAATGAAGAGTTGACCAAGTGGTGCTTGGATATTCGGGCATTCCGATAGTATACGAGAAATTGACATTGTTAGTCGATTTAGAAAGTTAGTTTTTGACTCATTAAAGGTTGAGTATTTTACCTACTTTTTGGTATCGTGTTAAAGTCACGATTGACTACTTTGTCTTTTTGCGTGGCTAATTTACAAAAATATTTTTGATATTATTTGTTTTTCTCAAATCGTTTTTAAAGACTCAAATATACGTTTTAAGACACTCAATGTGTTTTTGATACTGCAATACCTTTTTAAAAAGATAATACTTTTGCCTGATAATCAATCAGTTACAAACATAAAAAAAGGGTAACATTTCTGCTACCCTTCCTCCATTTACTTAATCTTCGCATAAAAAGTAAACCACTATGAACACTCAAAGATAGTAAAATTACATACCTAAGAAACGTGGGTTAACACTTTTTGTTTTGTTGTTTTGTGTTGTTTCAAGTGCTGGGATGTATGCACCTTTTTGATTTATAGTTTTACCTTGATGTACATTTTTTTGGATAATACCAGCATCAGTTGCTTCTTTCAATAAGACATCTGAGATACCTAAAAATGACCCAGCCTTAGCAGTTGACTTTAATCTCTCACCACTCTTTTTATCTTTCACTATTGCGTTACCATCGTCTTCTAAATCTATGACATACTTTTCAGCAATGACTGACTTGAAACCTCTAAGAGTAATGTCAGATACACTTGGGTCAATCTTAATAGCAGTAAGTTCTTTCTCAAAGATTGAGTTTATTGAATTAACCTTAGTCTCTTCTTTTACTTTCTCCTTGTACTTATCAAATTGAGCCATCACATCTTGACGAGCAGAATCAACATCATTATGTTTTTTCTCAAGTGACTTATACTTAGATTCCCATTCCTTGATTAATGTCTCTGAGCCGTTACCTGATGCTCTCTTTTCCCATTCCTCACGTTGTGCTTCAAATGATTCTTTGGCTCTCTCTGATGCACTCCTAAGTACCTCTTCTACTTTCTTATCCTTAAAATCATCTTCAGTAAGTACGATGCCAAATGGCTCAAATGCCTTACGTGCTACGTTAGTAATGCTACCAGTTACTCTTCCTATCTTAGATGATAGTTCCTCACTTTTTATCCATTGTGCTGAAAATTTTTCCTTCGCTTCTTCTATTGTTTCTGCGTTTTCGAGGTTTAGGAATTTCACTAATTCCAATGCTTCTTGTTCCTTCATTGTTGTTTATATTTAGTTCAATTGGTTTAAGTTCTAATTTGCGACCACCATTAAGTATAAGTAGTTCAGCAACCATATTGGAGACTTTCTTAATCTCTCCTTCAGGCATTACTATTACGTTCATTGTGTAAAGATAATAATTTTTTGATTGTGTTATATTATGGTGTGAAACCTTCAGCCTTTGCTCTTGCTTTAACAGATGGGTCAACTTCATCTGCTTCTATTGGCACAAGGTAATGTCTACAATTCCAACCGCCAACAAAAGTGAATATTGATTTAGCATCTGTACCATCAATACGACCAGCCCAAGTTCCATCTACTATATCATCTATACCAGCAGAGTTAATTCCTCTACCCCATTGTTCTATCTCACCCTTATGGAATACCTCACCCTCACGATGTTGACAGAATGGTCTTGTAGTCGGAACCTCACCACCGAGATATTCAAAGTAGGTAGCACCAATGGTTTCATTAACTGCTGCTGAATAAGACCTATCTGCTACCGCTTGAGCCGTTAATGCATTGGTCTTAATGTGTCTTAATAACAAACCCTCAGTAGCATCTGTGCCAAGTACCACACCTTGTAGTGCATTAATGGTATCTCTTAATGGCGCACGTGCAGAAATATTAGTGACCAACTGCTCAACAAATGGTTGAGTGACATTGTTCTTTAATCCACTACCTATGAAAGTATCTATGGCATTGGTCTTAGATATCTGTAGTAGCTTAGTTTGTGCAGCCGTTGGTTCAAATGCTGGGTCGAATTTTTGAGCCACTTCATTAGATAACACTACACCTTCATCAATAGAGTTAAGGAATGTTTTGATAACTGCTTGGTATTCTTTACCAGCAAGTGCTTCATTTAACTTATCTGCAATGATTCCAATTCTTGCTACGTTGTTATCACTTTGAATAATGTTACCAGTAGCATCTACCTCAAGGTCATTGATTACTGGTAGTAGTTCTTTCCATATCTTTAACTGCACCTTTTCGGTAGCAGTACCCATCTTATCAGGTGTGCTATCAAAGAGTGCAATCTTTTCTTTGACTATATCTCTAAGCGATGCCACTTAATAGATTTTGTTGAGCCAATTGAATAGGGTCAAGTACCTCTCTTACCTTACCTACTGCTGCATCTCTTAATTGTACTATCTGTTCTTGCATTGGTTGGTCTAAGAAATTTTCATACTCTGCATTAGGTATAAAAGTACGTATCAATTCCATTACTAATTGAGGTGCTGATTGATGCAATACATCTTGCCATTTTTCAATAGTACCTAAACCAAGTCGTGCTACTATATCCGCTTGACCCATTAATAACAATTCATCTGCTGACATAATCAATTCATAGATTGCAGCACTTTCATCATCGGTATAGTTTATGGCTTTGATATAGTTGTAGACATTAGCATAAGTTACCGCTGGAGGTACACCAGCCGTAATACCCTCTGATATAACTGCAAGGTAATCACTTGGAGTTGAGATGTCAAATGATGTAGGATATACCAAACTAACACCCCCAAAGTATTCGCCATAACGCATTTGACCAATAGTGTTAAGCATGAACTCATACATTCCGAATAGTTGGTCAGAGATAGGTTTAACAAACGCATATAAGGCTCTCATTTTATTAAGTGAACCAGTAGCAGTTGATGCCTCACCAATAGTTCCTGATTGGTCACTTGATGGTAGATGTAATACACTCCTTGACTTATCCATCTGAGTATTAATCTCATTTCTAAGAAAGGTCAAGGTGTCCATTGGTGGACTTACAAACTTCATGTAGTCACCACTTAATCCTGAGTCACCCTCACTCATTGATGTCTTAGGTTTAACTAAGAGCATACCAGTTGGACTGAATCGACTTTTTACACCAGCACCACTACAACTGCCACAAGTACGATAACCACCACCGATAGGGTCAAATATCTGACCATTATCACATCTGTTACCCTCTCTATCTACAAACTCACATATCTCACCTAATGCAACCATGAAAGGAAATGCAGATGTAGCCTTTGACATCTGTAAATAAGATTCATCAAGAACTACTTGGTCAAGTAGTGGTACTGCCGTAATGAATGGAGATTGAAATACTAACTCATCATTAACTAACAATGGTGTACCCATTAACTTACGACATGGTACATAACCTAAGTCATGTTGAAAGTATACAACTGGTTCACCAAATGTTAGTTCACTCTTCTTACCTACTTGTTCTATTCTATAGATATAAGTATCATCGAACAACTCAAGTATGATTCCACTCTCTTCAGTCTTACTACCTACTTTAACATAACTCTTATCTTCATCTATTACCAAGTACCATCTACCATATTCTTGACCTACGATACGTTTGCAATTGTAGTATGATGGCATTGGTTTAATAAGATTGTTACCAAGTAATACCTCTTCACCATTACCATTATCATTCTCATCTTCATAATCAAAATCTTCAGGTTCAATGGCAATGATTCCATTAGGGTCAATCAACTTCAATGTTGGTAGCATTGACTTTACGAATGCCTCAACACTACCAAACTTTTCAATCTCTTCATTGATGAATCTGCTAAAGGTATCTTCACCAAATCTTTCATCTAATTCGGGTCTTACATTAATGCTCCAGTTTTGGTCAGCAAATGCACGTGAGATAGTAGCTTTAAAATCTTCAAAGACATTTAGAGTTGTAGCCTTGTAATTAGCCTTAATGTACTCGTATTGTGCCTCTGTTTGATTAGGACTTCTAACAGATAGAAGATGGTCAGGGTAGACATCAGCACGTGCGTGAGGTAAGATTGAATCATACATCATAGCAGAGAAATTGTAACCATCCCAATATTCGGGATACTGGTACATTCCTACCCTACGTTTTGATATAGGATTTACTTGTGACCTTGACTTGTCATTTTCGAATGCCTTATGTTTATAGGCAAACTTTCTGACTATCTTGTTAACCTCTTCTATAGAGAGTGCCATATTAAGCTACTGATTTAGGAGTTGTAGTATTGATGATGTGTGAGCCACAAGACTTAGAACGACAAAAAGATAGTTTCATAGTTTTAGTATTTAGATATTAAAGATATTCCACGACCTTCAGGTGTGTTCAATGTTGTTGTATTGTAGTTATAATGTGCTGCATAATCAACAAGTCTCTTAGGGTCTTGTAAATGAATTGTATCATGGTAAGCAATTACACCACCACGACTAACTAACTTTTCAACTAACTTAAATTCAGGTAATATTGATGCCCAAGAATGGTCACCATCCACAAAGATTAAGTCAAAGTGATTTGATGGTAGCTTACTAAGTTCGTTATGTGAGTTACCAAGAATAAAGTCAATTGCCTTACCACCCTCTTTCATGTATAGCTTAGTAGCATCAGTTCTATAATCATTGATATCAATACCAACATATTGACCACCTTTAGGTAGTGCCTTAATAAGATGTTGTGTAGTTTCACCTTCAAATACTCCTATTTCTAAAATAGTCTTATACTTTGACATTTTAACTAATGATGCTAAGAACTGACCTACCTCATCTTCTGAGTTCCAGTCGTGTCTTGCAACCTCTGTGAATGTCTCAGTAGTTATTATTTCTTTAACAACCTTCTTAGGTTTTACTGCTTTTTTGGTATATATGTCTTTCATTTATTAACGTATTTTTGACCTATGATTCTATCAATATGGAATTGATGTATTTTATTTTGAGTTCGCATCATTACCTTCATTAACCTATCTAACCACTCAGTATAGAATCGTGAGGTAAAATTGCGACCACCATAGTAAGACTGAAAGTAAAAGTTATCTGTTACCTCTTGAAATGTTAAACCACGAACATTAGCAAAATGAATGAACCCAGTCTCAGATTTACCACCACCTACTAAACCTTCATTCTTATAAGATGGGTCATACTGGGTCATAGCCAATGCAACATTCATATAGAGTTCATCAGGTTGACCATTACCCCACTTCATTCTCAATCTATTTGTAGGTAATTGGTTATTCGTATAAAGGTTTCTAAGAATCTCAAATAACTTATTTGACTCTTTGCCTATCTTAATAAATTGGAGGCTGCTATTGATTGCTGGTAGTATTGAATCATTTTCTAATTTAAAATGCTCCCAAATGTCATCTGCCCATGCCCATTGCATTGAGGGGATATCACGTCCTAAATCAATAGTATGATACCCCACACAATGACTGATGTAATGCCTCTTTGTACTAACTAAATCATCAATAAGTGGCTGAATGTCTTTAAGACAAACCGCATCAACATCAAGATATAGATTGTTTTTGAAAGGCAGATACTTATATAAAGACACCTTTAACATAGCTGGGTCAAATTTACCATCTACGTATAGGTCGGAATGTTCTATTTCTGAAATTGAATCAACGTAATTGTTGATGTCACCAGTAGCATTATTGCACTTATTGATTTCATCAACAAAGAGTGCTATCTTAACTGATGGTGAATAATGCTTTATTGAATAGGCTAAGTTGTATGCTGCTTGATAGTATCCAGCCTTGCCAAAAGCAAATAGTACCACACCCTCCGTAGAAGATGTGGTAATATCGTTAGTGTGTAATTCCTCAGTCATTATCCAAAGATACCCGCTGGTGCAGCGAATTGAGTAGGAATGTTTTTTTCTCTCCATGAGAAAGTAACTTCATATCTCTGTAATTCGTTGTTCTGTTCAGGGATAATAAAGTTAGCAGATGTTGTGATACCTACTGGTGGGTCGATGTAAATAACCTTACCACTATCACATAGATAAGCCATAATCCAACCTACTTTTTGTTGGTTTAATGAGTTATAGAATGCGTTGTTTTGGTCAGTTACGTTTGCATCGTAAAGAGTAGCAGTTCTATCTTCATTGATACGTATTGTAGTACCACAACCTACTGGTGAATCAACCGTAATAGGTGAACCAGCAGGAAGAGCAAAACGAATATCTTCAACTAATACCGCAGTCCCAGCAAGAATAGCTGCTTCAATTTCAGCAGGGTCTTCGGGATTAGCAAGAACAGATGCACATGAACCGATAACGATGGCAGACACACCACCTAATTTATATTCACCGCACGACACCAAGTCATGTGGCTCAAGTCCTGATTCGCAATATGAGGCACAGCCCATTGTAGTATAGATTTAAAGTTGTTCAGTCGCTATTTAAGGTTGCTTCCGTTAAACCTACTGGGTGCAAAAAGATTTACAAATATAATTAATTTTCGTAATACAAATTAACAGAATCTTGAGTAGTCATTCTATTATCGTCTTGTAACAATAAGAATGGCTCATCTCCTAAGTTTAAGATTGATGGTAGACAATTAGCATCTGAGTCACCACATTGAACCTTGACAACCTTATTGTCTTTCTCTATTAGGTCAATGTTGAATGAACCTAAGTAACCATCAGCATCTGACCAATCAATAGTAGGAAATGCATTATCTTGAGGAAACATCAATTTGCCATTTACATAGCAATTGTCATAATAGAATATGGTAGATAAGAAATCAAGAACATATTCGGGTAGTCTACCAAAATGATATGTCCATTGTTTAAGACGATTAACATAGTTAGCTGACCACTTACCTGATGCATATCTAAAGGTATTAGCATTGGTCACATATTGAGCCTTTGCCCTTTTACCTTCAAGTCTAATCATAGGTAAGAATGAAGAGCCACCAAATGCTAAGTTGAATTGGTCTTCAGCATTACAACCTTCAATCTTGAAATATTTACATGGGTCACTATATTCACCAATAGAAAGTACATCAGAGTATTTGTTCCATTGTATATCATCATCGTCAATCTGCACATCTACTTTTGATATGTTTACAGAACCACCAAATAATCCAGTTTGTAATGCAGTAATAACAAGTTTAGTTCCATTGATATTTGGCGCACCAGCAAATAGTGCAGCAGTTATGTATCCAGTTCCCGCTGGAAAGGTTGTTTCATTATCTCCAATAGAAACTTTGATATCTGCACTACTTCGACTTTCAACAACTATTGAAATATAGTAATACTTACCAGTACATAATTCACTTGTTGTATTTATGATAAAAGCATCTGAGCCACCTACACCCACATTAAAAAATACATTATTCTGAGTGAATGTTACTGCACCTCCAAACGCACTACCACTTGTCCATCCATAGATGCTACCAAAGAATAAAGTAAATAGTCCATTAGTGACTTTAAATTGATTGCAAGTATTCTCACAAAAGTCAGCAATCGCTAAACGATAACATCCAGCATCAACTGCAACATCTGTTAAATCAAATGCACCAGTAATTTTATTGTCCTTAGTAGTGTATAATGGTGTTATAACATCTATAGTTTCTAATGTTACCGCATCTACAATACCAAGTTTCATTTGATTCTTTGAACCTATACCAAGCACTTCTATACTTGGTGCATAAAAGCAACCTAAAAAATTGTTTGATTCAAATATCAAATCAATAAAACTGCTATCTGAAATTGTAGGGTTATTAAAGTAAAGAGTATAAGTACCAGCAATGGTTAATTCATAAGTTACACTACCATTCAATTTAACATATAGCGCACCAGCATCAATATTAATTAGTTGAAATTTCACGGAATACATTTGATATTCATAATCTATATATAACAAATTAGAATACAAACCATTTTCAGTACCAGTACCACATACATTACCAAATTCATTTGTCCATTCAAATATTTGAGTATAAAATGTTTTAATAGGTTTTTGCTCACATGGAGTAGATTCTATCTGAAAGAATATTTGGTCATTAAAATCTATCAATTGATTATATTCCGAATTACCACATTCTACACAAGGAGTTAATACTTCATCTTGTGAACGAAATATAATAGGCTGGTTTGGTATTGATGTAAAACTCATCTTAATATCTTGTTTGATTTAAGTTCAAATGATGCTTCTTGCTCAATGATTGACTTAACATCAACCTTCTTAATGTATCCCTTAATAACTCTTAGTGGGTCTTCATACCTACCAAATGTTATTGGCTTTGATGTATTTTCAAGTATATTCTCAATTTGATTCATTGTCAATGGTCTTTCAAAGTTGTAAAGATACGCTCTAACATCTTCAATGTTTACTGGTTGTAACTCACTTGGTGGGTTACTTGCTAATAATGGCAAACCACTTATAATTAATTGTGTAGTATACAATATACCACCATCGACTCCTTGATTTTGAATTGCTTGGTTTACTGGTGGACCTGATGTACCAATTTTAGTTGATACATTAATTTTAATCTTATCTCCAGCATTCATTAAAATATTAATATTCTTAGTACAAATAGTTACGTTCACTGATTGCTTTTGTAGTACTGGACCATTATATGTCTGTATCACTACATTAGCAGAGTTCATGTGAATAATAGATATAAATGAAAACTTGCTACCAGTAATAAATATACCCGACATCACAACATAAGAACCTATGTTATAAGTTCCTAAGAATGGTGCAGTATAAACAAAATTATCAAAGTTATTATTATCATCATAAACAACATTTGAGAATGGTACTGGAAACCCATTATAAGATTCAAAGTCACTAAATGCACCATCATCTGCAACAAAGAAAGGTTGACCAGCAATTGGATAGTTACCAAATGCAGTTAGGTTAGCAAGTGCTGAATTTGGTGGAATGTTAAGAAAACTGAATAAGCTATTAGGATAACCATCTATCCAATTTGAAGATACCTCTATATTTCTAAACCCACCATTATATACATCTTGACCTATGTTGTAAGGGTCAAACTTTTTAGCACGATATAAATTAGTATTCGTATCATAATTTGACTCAATAACGAATGTATCAAGTTTTCTATCTTGTGCATTAAATCTAAATACATCTTCAATGATATTAGTATCAAAGATGATATCACTTGAATTTAAGTCAAGAACTTTGCTTGTGTTGCATTCACCAGTAAATCCAAATGTCTCTTCTCGGAATCCTCTAAATGGTGTCTGAGTAAATGAGCAAGTGCCATCGGTACAATCCTCTGCTTCTAACATTGGAGACGAACCAAAACTTACCGCTGAGTATAATCTATCTCTATCAAATGTTAAACTTATATCAGGCTGGTCGTATAAGTTAACTGATGCATCTTGTTGATTGATATATGCAGCCTCTTCTATTCTTAGTAATGGTCTTCCACTACTTTGTTTCTCAAACACTAAGCATAAGTTCAACTTCTTATGCATTGCAGTAAATAGTTTCTCAAAGCTAACCACTACCTCACCAGTCAATCTACTTCTTATTGCCTCACCATTGGTAACAATATATAAGTCACCACTTGTTGCTAAATCAAATTGAAATAGATTACTTGCAAAGTCAATAAGGTTATCACTCATGCAACTTACAAGATGCTTGAACACATCAAATATTGAATACCCTATGATATCATTTGTATCATATACACCATCTGCTGGATTAAACAACTGACCATTAATTATAGTTGGTAGTGTTACTGGTTGCAAGTTCTTTGTCAATGCATTTAACATTGAGAAAGGGATGTTTTTGTTATTGTTTATCTTGGTTGAGAAACTTTCATCATATAGCTTTGTCTTGACTTGACAATTATCTAATAGAAAGTTACATTCAGATAAAATGAAATAACCTTTTACCAACTGCTTAAATACACCTTGACATCTATATTGTACCTCAACATTTATTAAGTTGCAGAATCCATTATCATCAAGTTTATTGATAAGATAGTTATATGCTTCAGCAATAAATATC